TCGGCGCATCCTTCTCAATGTCCTTGTAGAGCTGACGCTGCAGGACCGCAGGCACCAGGGTCGACGTATCAGCCGTGTCAAGTGCCTTCTGGACAACCGCAGCACTGTAATCGATCCCACGCTGGGTCGAATACGCGTCTGCGATCGCCTTGGCGCTAAGCTGGGACGGGTGCTTACCCGACACCTTAACGGCCAACCAGATCTCAGCCGCAAGTTCAGGAGAAACCTTCGTCACGTCCTCCGGAGGAGGCAGAACTTCCTTGGTCTCAACCTGCTTACCGATCGCCTTGTCAACGATCTCGTCAACGAGCTTCTTCAGATTAGTACTCTTGACGTCCTGACCCTCATCTGCAAGACGCTTGGCCTCAGCCAGCTTCTTGAGATGATCAAAGGCCTCATCGGCCGTCATCCCCTGGTCAACAAGGGCCTTTTCGAGAGCGTCCATCCCTCACCTCACCTTTATTCCCAGGCCTTGCCGGCCAGATACTGCAGCCGCTCATCAATGTAATGAGCGATCTGCTCCGTTGGATCATCGTCTTCTCTAGTATCACCGCTCCGAGAGAAAAGTGCAACAGCTTCCTCTTCGGTCAATCCGAGTTCTCCGAGCCTCGCACGAAGAGCGCCTGCTGGATCGTCTCCGACCTCCCCTTCGGCTGACCCTTCTTTGGTCTGATCTTCAAGCGCCTTTTCGGCTTTACGTACATCTTCTGCTTCTTCATAAGCAACCAGCTTAAGTTGAAGTTCCTCGATCGTAGCATCCTTCTGAGCACACTCCTTACAATCCTCCACCTTATGCTTCACCTCCTCAGCCTTGCTCGACTGAAGAAGCTCACTCATAACCTCTTCAGGACTTTGACTACCGTCAGCCGCGAAGCTCATGAACTCTTCAAACTGCCGGTAGGCATTGCGAAGGGCGTTCGGATTGGCAGGGATCGGGACACCTGAAAGCTCGAGACATTCCCACTCGAGATACTTGTAAGCTGGCGGCCACATAGGCTCGCCATCTTCCCCAAGACGCCTTTCAGCCTTCCTTACGAGGGCGCCAATACTGACCGCGTGCAAGTACCCTTCCTTGTACTTGCGATACACCTCCATTGCAAAGGGATCCTTGGCATCGAACTGAATCTTGAAGTCGGCGCCCACACCCGAGATCTTACTGACTTCAAGAGCCTTTCCAATCGGAAGAGTCCGTCCATCATGATCATGAGCCCAGAGGAAGAGGGGATTCTTGGAGTAGTTAGCAAAGTCACCACCATCAGCGACCATAATGTCGCCGCCGCGATCCTCCTCTTCAGTGGTGCCTCGGAACGTCAGAATCTTGGCATTGTCGTCGAACTCCTTGACAATGAAGTCCGCATAGAAATTCTTGTGGCCGAGCTGATTCTCCACCACCGCCTCAGTCATGATCGCTCCCCATTCTGGCTTCTTTATAGATGTCCTTGAGCATTTGCTCAACTGCAGCAATTCGATACGCTTCGTTTACTTCCTCATTACCATTCCCATTATCCGCGGTTGGAGTATCTTTTTCACCTGGAGGTGCAGGACTCTTTGCAGGATCCTTAGATTCACCATTCAAGAGTGGGTGTCCTTGCAGAGGAACGAAGTTCACAGGAATGATAGGCTCATCGCCCCAAGGCACAGGAGGCATCCCAAGGTCACGACGGATATCATTAATGGTCATAACGGCCATTGTACCATAAGCCTTGTGCTTATCAAGCAAGAGTGCCTCGTCTCTGGGCATAATATTCAAGAACTCGCACTTGATATTCTCCCCAAAGGCGGGCATCATAAATGTATTCAAGGTTGCAGCAACATTCGCAAGAGCAGGACCAATAGTCTGTGTACCAAAGTTCTGCTCATCTGACAATGCTGTAGCCTTGTTTACATCCTGAACAAGACCTACGGCAGACTTGGGAACACCATACGCAGCGAGGATCGTCTCGCGGGCATTCTCCATCTGATTGACGAAGTCCATATCCTTGTGGGAAAGGCCGACTTCCTGGAAGCGGAGGCCGTTCGTTGCGACCGCAACCTTGTGCCAGTTAGACTGCCCTCTTTGCTGCTGCTCCCACATTCTCCGCAGACGATTGACCTCTTGCCGATCAAGGGCATGATCAGTTGAAAGGTATCCACCTGGCTGAGCGTTGTTGCGGAAGAACTGGTAGTTATAGATCTCGGCATTAGAATGGGCGGCCAAGGTGTATCGCAGAGCAGATAGAGGACTTGCACCGCGATAGAAGTTATCAGGGTCAGGATTAGGATAGAAGAAATGAATGATCTCTTCAGGCTTGAAATATGCCTTCTCGCCTCCGACATCGTAAACATACCCCTGAACCATCTGACCCTTTTTGCCGCCAGGAACGATAGAGATAAAAGAGGGAATCAGCGGATAGATCTGGGCCGGGCCGCCCATGATATTCGTCGGTACATACCAAAAAGCCTCTCCCGCTAGTTCCAAATGTTGGTGCAGTAGGTACCGCAACTGCAACTCCGACATCATGTCGTTGGGCCTCTTCATGACATCGAGAAAGACGTGCTGCTTTACATACTGCTTCGTTCCATCTGAACTAGTCGTATAGAGAGCCAAATCGGTACTTGCGCACTTCTTAGAAATACGGTTCACGCTAATGAAGACCCAAGCAGCGTTGCCATATTGCTTAAGGTACGACTCCGTATCAGTGGCCGGCCCGACCCCTTCGGCACTAGCCATACCCACATTGTAGATATATGGAGTGCCTTCTGCAGGAAACCCTTTAACAAGACCAAGTTTATCCAGGAGGCGATGAATCGTGCCCCCCTGAGCTATCTCCATTAGTCGTCCTCCTCCCATACTGAGAGCAAGTCTGCCGCCTTCACATTGTTCTCTTCCCAGTAGAGAAGGGCCTGAGTCATAGCATCGACCTGGTCGTCGTGCATTCCCGTCGGGAATCGAGCACACTCATCGACGAACTCCTGTACATCGAACGTGGCAACGTTCTTGTGCGGTATCCATATATTACCTGATTCAATGCTGGGTGTCACGGCGAACACGCGAGATTCCTTGCTCGCCTTGGGATCAAACTCGATTAGACCTGATACCGTATTCTTGAGAGAGTCCACGATAGCCGGACCATTAGCCTTGGCTTCTACAAGCTTCCTCCGCGCAATAGGCCACTTCTTTGAAAGGCGTTCGACGGCTCTCTGAGTCTCGGTAAAGGTCATTCGATCGCGTACTTGGTCTAGTAGATACCGATTAGCTTTACGCCGCCCCCAAACCTGACCAACTACAAAGTCTGAGACCTTAGTATCCTTGAAGGTCATATCCCAGCTTTGAATGACCTCATCAAAACTCCTAGGCAAAGTCTCATTTACATAGTACGTCCACCACTTACGCATGATGATCGAACCCTCAAAGGTGCTGGGCTTCTGCTGGTAAAGAGACTGCCATACGTACTTGCCTACTGAACCTTGGATGCGGGCAAAGTCTTTTTCTGTATATCTTTGTGGACATAAAGCTTGCCCAATATCACGCCCAAGAGGATCATCAAGACTATCGGCGATAGCCGGCATTTCAATGATCTCCCAATCCTCATCCGTCTCAGCTAGAATACGTCCAGCCAAGTCATCCTCGTGCCAGCGCGTCATCATGATGACTACAGAAGCACCAGGCTCAAGACGGGTATAAGCAACCGATTGCCACCACTCCCAGGCTCTCTTGCGCTGCGTGGGAGACATGGCTTCCTCGAAGTTCTTGACGGGGTCGTCAATGACGAGGACGTGCGCGCCCTTTCCGGTCATAGGACCACCCACACCGGCGGTGTTCATACTTCCGCCCTTGTTGGTTGCCCACGACTTCGCGGACTTCTGCTTCGAGTCCAGAGCCACACCAAATACTTGATCGCCAACATCATCTAGGACTGTACGAGCCTTGCGTCCCCACGACTCAGCGAAGTCGGCCTCGTACGAACCAAGAATGACATGCTTGTAGGGCCAGTTACCAAGAATCCAGGCAGGGAAGTAATGAGAGATCAGTTCACTCTTGCCATGTCGAGGCGGCATAAATACCATCAAACGCCTGATGCGGCCCGCCCCTACTTCAACTAGCTTACGGTTGACAACCTGCAAGTGCGCATATAGCTTCCAACGACCCTCAGAGTGTAGCTTAGCAAGGCCTGCAGGGGTCAGTTTTGCCTGCAAGAGAGGATCGTCAATTCGGGCGTCTTTTAGATCAACAGCCATCAATACACCGTAAGCGTGCCAGCTTTAATTGCAGGGATTTGAGGATCATCCGTGATCTTTACGTGAACCACGTACGCACCAACTGCAAGAACCACAGCGCCAGGGCCAACAAGGCATCTAGCATAGTGCTTCCCAGTGACTGGATCCGTTTCCCACGAGCCGGTATTCCAGGTAGGAGCAGTGGAGAGGTTTTCAATCGCCGTAAACGCAAATTGGACACCATCGCTTGTAGGGTTGAATACGACGCCGTCTTTTGTGACATCAACGAGGGCACGAACGTACTCCTTTGATGCGACACTAATTCGAGTCTTATTCATAAGTCACCTCCTATTTAAGGTCAGCAAACCATGTCGACTTAGTATACTGGATATGCCAACCACTATCCGTAAGATCTGCATGCCACCCACTATCTATAAGCTGTCCGGATACGACCCACATAAAGGCCGTATTAGGATTCTTAGCACCTGTAGTGACAACGTTCGTAGTACTCTCAAGGGCTAGCTCAACCGCGTAAGTAACGTTACCTGTAACGCTAACATTCGTTGTACTTTCAAGTGCTAGGGTAGCATCATGGATTGCATGAGTGACAGATCCTGTTGAGGTAACTATCGAAGTCGACTCTAGACCAAGTGTGATGTCATGAACAGCATGGATAACTTGGCCGGTTGCCGAGATATTCGAGGTACTCTGCAGGGCAAGGATGACTTCTAGGTATCCACCGCCAGTACCTGCAACCTCGACAGAAGTCGTCGACTCGAGTGCAAGTGCAATCTCCCAGATAGCCTCGATCTTCTGACCAATAGCGGCAACGCTTGTAATAGACTCTCTAGCAAGCGTGATCTCGTGGACTGCATGGATCGCTTGACCGGCAACTACGACCGAAGTAGTAGACTCTCTGGCTAGCGTTATTTCAT